GATATTACAGGTCGTAATACAGCACTACATCATTTTGTAAATGCTAGTGGTATTAAATATGCAGCTCTTGGTACAAATAGAATATTGTATGCATACTCTGGTGGTATTTTTTATGACATACATCCAATCAAATCTACAACAACTTTAACAAATGCGTTTAGTACAACTAATGGAAAAGCAGTTGTAACAATAACTTTTGCTTCAGCTCACAATGCAAACAAAGGTGATATTATATTATTAGATAATTTTACAAGTATTACTAACTCTGGTTTTTTATCAGGAAATTTTAATGACAAAAGGTTTCAAGTAACATCTGTACCAACAACTACTACATTAACAATTACTTTAGCTTCTAATGAATCAGGATCAGGAGCAACTACTTCTGGTGGTATTAGAGTAAAACTTTATTATTCTGTTGGACCAGCAGTAGAAGTTGCGTCAACTGGTTGGGGTCTTGGATCTTGGGGTGGTGTAGCACAAGGACAATTTACATCAACACTTTCATCAGGAATAAATGCATCAGTTACATCATTGACTATGGCAAGTTCAACATCATTTCCATCATCAGGTACAGTGCAAATTGGTTCTGAACTAATTACGTACACTGGAAATAGTGGTGGTACATTATCTGGATTAACAAGAGGAGCCTTAGGCACAACAGCCGCAATACACTCAAGTGGTGCAACCGTAACCGATGCAGCAAACTTTTTTGCATGGAATGCTGCAGCTTCTGGTGACGTTGTAACTGCACCTGGACTATGGTCATTAGATAATTTTGGTAACAAACTTATTGCAACTATATCAGGTGGAGAAACATTTGAATGGGATTCAGATCCTATAACAGCAAACAACACAAGAGCAACTTTACTTCCAAATGCTCCAACATCATCAGCTTTTAGTTTAGTATCAACTCCCGACAGACACTTAATATTTTTTGGAACAGAAACTACAATTGGAACTAAATCATCAAGAGATGAAATGTTTATAAGATTTTCTGATCAAGAAAATATTGACTCAACAACTTCTTACGCACCTAGTGCTGTTAATACAGCGGGTACACAAAGACTTGCAGATGGATCTAAAATTGTAGGAGCAATTAGAGGTCGTGATGCAATCTATGTATGGACTGATACAGCTTTATTTATTATGAGATTTGTTGGTGCACCTTTTACTTTCTCATTTCAACAAGTTGGTACAAACTGTGGATTGATTGGTAAGAATGCAGCAGTAGAAGTAGATGGTTCTGCTTATTGGATGTCAGAGAATGGTTTCTTTAGATACACGGGTAAATTAGAATCACTAGCATGCTTGGTAGAAGACCATGTTTACGATGATATTAACACAATTCCAAAGCAACATATTAATGTAGGTTTAAATAATTTGTTTGGTGAGGTTATGTGGTTTTATCCTAACTCTGGATCAGGGACCGTGAACCGTATGGTTTGTTACAATTATCTTGATTCTACACCGGAACGACCAGTGTGGACAGTAGGAACACTTGCAAGATCTGCATGGCAAGATTCTGCAGTGTTTGGTCAACCACATGCAACAGAATATAATTCAAGTGCTACAACAGCTTCAACAACCACTAATCATGTTATTGGTTGTACAGATGGAACATCGACATACTTTGAACACGAAAAAGGATTAGATCAAGTTAAAGAAGGAGCAACAACTTCTATTACTGCAAACATACAATCAGGAGATTTTGATATAGGTCAAAATGGTTTACAAGGTGATGGTGAGTTTATGATGAAAATTAGAAGAGTGTTACCAGACTTTTTATCACAGACAGGAGACAGTGTTGTTACATTAAATTTAAAAGATTTTCCTAATGATACTGCAGCTAGTTCATCACTTGGACCATTTACAATTAACAGTGCTACTAAAAAACTTGACACAAGAGCTAGAGCCAGATCAATTGCATTAAAAGTATCTAATAGTAGTACAAGTCAGTTTTGGAAACTAGGAACATTTAGATTAGATATACAACCGGATGGTAGAAGATAATGGCTAGAATTGTACAATCACTTACACAACCAGCTACAGAATACGATGAACAAATACAGCAATCATTTGTAAGAGACATAGATAGTATTGTGCAAAAATTAAATACAACATTTCAACAAGATATAAAAGAAGAAGCGGAAGCGGAGGCCTATTACTTTGGCTAATACATTTGTAAATAAAAAAGTAGATTTAACAGCAACTAGTGTTACAACATTATACACGGTGCCTTCTGCTACAACTGCTATTATAAAATCTATATTAGTATCCGAAGACTCAGGGAATGCTGATACATTGACAGTGACTATTACAGATACAGCAGATGCTGTATTTAGTTTATTTAAAACAAAAGCAATTGGGGCTAATGCAACTACAGAATTACTTACAGCACCTCTAGTAATGGAGGAAAGTGAAGTATTAAAAGTAACAGCAGCCACAGCAAATAGGTTACATGTGGTGTTATCTTCTCTTGAAGTTAAGAAAAGAACAGTTACAACATAGCTTGATTTACCTGACAAAAACAGGTAATGTAAGAAACCACAGGTTAAATTCCTGCTTTTAAAACTAACTTAAAAATTATATGAAAACAGGATTAGAATCACTAGAAGTGGGAGCACCAGACATTACCTATTCAGGTAATGAAGGACCTAAATCACCACAAGAAGATCAGAGAATGATGCAAGAGTTTCAAATGCAACAGCAAATGGAAGACATGGCTGGTGGTGAAAATGATAGGGTCAGAGAACTTTTATTATTAGAAGAAACACAAGGTCTTAGTGAAGAAGAAAAAGAAGAATTAAGAGCATTAATTAAAACTATATCAGCTCAAATGCCACAAGGTGGACTTGGTGATATGCCAATGGATATGGAAGATAGAGAAACGGCTGCCGGTGGAGGTGTTATGGGAGTTGATGGAAGAACAGGATTTCAAGGTGGTGGGAAGGATGCTTCTGAAGATAATTTTGGCGGCGATCCCGAACGAGATGAGGGTGACAGTGGAGCTACCTACAGCCTTCCTACTCAAAGATCACCAGTGCAACAGGATAACCCTAACGCAAGACCAGATGACAGTGGAAGTCGATATCAAAATTATGTTACAGGAGTAGCTACAGGTAGAATAAACCCTGCGACTACTACTCCTCCAGATAAAACTGAAAGAGAAGAAAAATTTATTCAGGATCAAAAAAACATTTTAGAAAAAATTGCAGATGCTAATAATAAAGCTCAAAGAATAAGATTTATGCAAGGCGTTGATAAATTTGTTATGCCAAGAGCAAGAGATTTTTATATGGGGAGTAAAAAATCTTATGACCCTAATGACCTTATAGACGAAGACTCGGATGAATATGAGTTTTTAGTTAACAGTGGTTATTTTGCTAAACCCGGTGGTCCTCGTGATGAGGGCGACAGTATCAGTTTTATGGGTAGAGAAAAATTACCTTACATACCAGGATTAGAGTTAGAAAAACCAGAAATTCCAAACACTCCAGAAGAATTTGTAAATAGATTTGCAGCAGGAGTTAGTCCTTTTTCAGATTACCAAGGTGGTGTTGAAGTTGATCCAATGCAATTTCTTGCGTCAGGAGGTATTGCAGGACTAAGACAACCCGCAGCCTTTGGTGGTATTATGGGTGATGATGGTAGACGTGCATATGGATTAGGTAGTATATTTAAAAAAATAAGTAAACCATTTAAAAAAGTTGCTAAAGCAGTTAAGAAAGTTGCAAAATCACCATTAGGTAAAGCCGCATTATTATATTTAGGCGGTACGTATCTTGGTGGGTTACAAGGTTTAGGTGGATCCGGTATAGGAGCAGGACAAAACTTTGGTTTTAAAGGTTTTGGAGGTAGGTTAATGAGTCCTTTTAGTAGTGGTGAGGGTATAGGTAACTTAGCAAACATGTTTAAAGCAAATGCACCAGGAACATTTAAACTTCCAGGTTTTGGAGGTGCAGAAAAACTAAATTCAACTGATTCATTATTAAAAAACACAAAAAAAATAATGGACAATCCACTTTTTGAGGGAAGTTATTCAGATGCACTTAAACTTGCAGGAAACACAGCAGGCAAAACAGCAGGTAAGTTTGGTTTAAAAGAAGCACTTTTAATTGGTCTACCTTCTATAGCTGGTGGAATATACACTGCAAAACAACCACAAGAATCATTAGACCAAAAAATGGCAAACGCTAACCGTGGACCAAGTATGAAAGATGTATTTGGTATGGACTTAAATCAAATATCAACAGGTGCAAGAGCAGGTACTTTAGATCCAAACAGATTTAATTTTATGGGTAATGCAGATACTAGAATATTATCAGCAGATGGTGGACGTATTGACTATGCTAATGGAGGTATAGGAAAACTTAGAGGAGCATTATCAAAAGAAACATTTAATTTAGGTGAAGAAGACGATGAAGATAATATTATAAAACTTGCTTTTGGTGGTAGTGCAGGTATGCCTCCAGTAACCATGATGTCAGAAGGTCAAAATATACAATCGTTTGGTGATGATGAATCTACAGGCATGGCCCAAGGACCACAGAATCCAATGCCAATGCCAATGCCAATGCAAAGACCGATGATGGATCCTAGAATGATGCAGATGATGATGGCACAACAAGGTGGCCAAAATAGAATGATGGCAGCTATGGGTGGCAGAATGGGATACGCTGAAGGTGGAGAAAGTGAATTACTAGACATGGGTGGATTAGAAAAAGATTACAGAAACGATGGTGGTTTTGTACCTATGGGAGAGTACGAGAGAAAAGATGACGTACCAGCAAGATTATCAAAAAATGAGTTTGTATTTACTGCAGATGCTGTTAGAAATGCAGGAGGCGGAGATATAGATAAAGGAGCAGAAATCATGGAGAACATGATGACAAA